GCATTTACATCCATGTGGAAACCAGCTGATCTGTAATTAAAAGGTAATCCCTCAATATCACAAGAGTTAACAGGATTTCTTTTACCATAATATTCAAAGAATGCAGGATCCCAACCATAAGAATTAGAAATACCTAAATAAGTTCTTCTAACGTTGTCTCCTGGACTTACCAAAACATCATCGTTTCCTGAGGATAAACCAAATGGTGGATTATAAATAACTTCACCAGGGAAATCGTATTTACCTTTAATTATAGGGAATGGTGATTGTGCTCCTGCGTAGTTTCTAAAATTAAACCCGTTAAATCCACAAGGAAGAGCATCAATTGGTGCATCTTCAGACATTTCAACCATAACATATTTTGAATTTAGTGCGTATTCGCCATCTAAAGTACCAACCTTATTTGCAACATAGTTATTTTGTCCTGGATCCATCGCACAGTTTGTAAACTTTTCTAATACAACAGGATTTGCATCTGTGTCAAAATAATCACGGATTAATATATCAAATGTTAAATTATTAAATGTTTGATTAGTAATTGAAACTTTAATAAGAGTGTTTGCAGCATCACCATCGGATATGGTGTAAAATCTAAATAAGTCATAAACTTTATTACCTCTTAATTCAGAAACAACAAATGGTGAATATGGTGTTTGCCATTTATCCAAATACCAACCAATTGAGTTAGGATCACCACTTTGAGCAGAATCAAGAGCAATTAAGTTTGGATTAAGACCTTTAATGTAACCTTTTCTCCAACCAAAGTTTAACCATGATTGGAAATTTTCTTCAGCAAAAACCGGAACCTCAATTCTTGGTTTTTGAAAATTAGTTACACCAAAAACTTTACTCCAATATTCCGGATCATTTTGAGTGAAAGAAGTTTCAAAGAAATAAAGTGTTCCGTATTTGTCAACAACATTCACACCAAAAGTTGCGTATGGATTCTTAAGAACGTTAGAGTATTGACCTGTCATATTTAAAGTAACCTCTGAAGTTCCTGTCACAGAATATGCCGGATTTTCTGATGTTGAATATGTTGCAATACCTCTTGATCTTAGTGTTCCAACAACAATGTTGTCATAATTTGTGAATGAGGTACCGGTATAATAATAAAGTTTTAATATTAAATTACCAGTATAACAGTTTAATGGTAACGTTGTTGTCGTAGTGGTTGATGTTGTTGGGACAGGGGTTACACAAGGACTAGTTGTTGTGGTTGTAGTTGTCGGTAAAATTGTGGTTGTTGTAGTTACCGGATTTAATGTTAAACCAGAAACAAATGCTGAAAATGAAAATCCACTATAGTTTGTATTACCGGTTGTATTAAATAAGGCATAATACCAAGCGTCGTTAAGTGGAGATTCAAGATTAGTATCGTCAACCGAAACAGATGGAACCCCAAACACATTTGTAGACGCTGACCAACCAGCGTTAGTTAAAGTGTTATAATCGTTAGTCGCAATTGAACCAAAATAAGAGATAAATCTATCTTCTGCCGTATATGGGTTTGAACTTGTAATTACATCAAAAATTAAACTATTAATATCATCATCTAATGTTGATGTTCCTCCATCAAATTGTTCGTATTGTTGATAAAGAATATCTTGAATTTCTGGAGGAAATTGTGATAGATATGAAATTGTTGAAATGTCGTTATTACATCCGGTAAACGGAATTGAATAGATTTCTTGTTTTGGTGTTACACATACTGTTTCACAAGTTGCTGTTAAAGTAACAGAACTTAAACACCAAACATCAATTGTTGACGGATCAACATTTGCAACAGTTGTTACAGACCAAGACGGACCTGCATCATATCCCGATAAACCCAATATCCTTGTTACAAATAGTTGGTTTGATTGTTGTAAATATGCTTTGGCAATGTAAGCCGCCTCATATTTAGGAATTTGTGTGTTTATAAATTTTTCTGGTGATGTGCCACCGAAGACCGTTTGGAATTCGTTAAAACTTGTGATAAAAATTGGTTCGAATGCTGGACCAATTAACGTTTCTCCCACGATACCCAAAGTTGTTACTCCGACACTTTGTGCCACAAAACTTAAATCAACCTCTGAGGTATAAACACCTGGTGAAACAAAAACTTTACTATTAGTTGCCATGTTAAATATTTTTTTTTTAGTTATTTATTTCTATAAATACTTTGTAAAATACTAAAAACTTTACATTACTAAAAGTATTTATATTTTGGTAAGATTTTATTCTGCCTTTTTTCTGCCTATATGACTAATGATAACAAGAAGATAAAAAACCTCAAGATTGACTCCGAAGTTCACGAAGTCCTAAAAAAATATTGCGATAAACGAGGACTTAAAATATATAAATTTTTGGAGTCATTAATTATTGAAAAATGTAAAGATAAAAAAGATATATATGGTGAAAATTAAACTAATCTTTGAGTAAACAAAAGATAAGGATCCTCAGACCCACCACTAGATATTATATCAATCCTTAACATATCATTTGTGTTAATTTGAATTGTTTCGACATTATCACCATAATATTGTTCATTTATGTAGACAGAAAATTCTTCTATATTAACAGATCTATCAAAAAGTAAATTACAAGTATATTCAAAATAGTGTTCTTGCGTTGTGACATTATTTAAATATTGTAATGTAATTACCTCAAGTTCTATTGGGGATTGTTTTTTTTGTTTTCTTTTTATATTTCTTTGGTCAGTTTCAATTACCTGAAAGGTTCTAGATATTGCGGGAGAAACTTCAAACTGTTCTTCATCTATTAAGAATCCCATCATTGTGAAATCATACTTCTGTATGTAATATTTTCTTTTTTCTAAATCCATAACAGACTCGTCGACAAATGCGTCATTTATTATTGGAATATAGTGACCATTAATTACTTGGTAAGCCTGTTTTGATGCAAATGTTTCAAGAACTCTTTGATTTAAAGTGTTAAGATCCCTCATTCTATTACATATAATTGCAACCGAATATTTAAAATCGGCCGGAACTGGTTGTGGAATTTTGTATATGTCGGCCCCTTTTCTATTTCCATCCCATGTCGGAACCTCCATATAATAATACATCCTTCTATTTGGAATATTATACATAACCGCAGGGTTATTTCCATACTTAACTTCGGGGTTTCTAATAACAGTTATAAATGGGGGTTCAATGTTTTTATCTATATTTTGAAAATCCCAAGTTTCAACAAACTGAGACCAATTTTGGGTTGTAATTAAAATATCTACAACAGGAATTTTTTTACCTTCCGAAACTATATTGAATTTTTCTTTTACAAAATCTAAAAATCCGCGATCTAAATCTGCATGTAGTAATGATTTAGGAAGGTAAGTTCCATCTTTAGTAATCATATCTTTAATTTCTTCTCTTCTTGGTAAAAGAGTTTTAGGGTAGTTTAAAGGTATGGATGGTTTAACTGATTTTTTTGGTATTCCCATTATTAATTTTATTACTTTTAATTATATTATAATCCTTTAAATTCGTTCGGACCAACAGGTGCTGCAATTATTGTCCTAAAAAATGGTTTAAACCCTTTATATGTGTGTTTTGTATCTGAAATTACACGACCATCATTAACAACAGTATAATATCTAACAAAATTTTCACTATCATAATATCCAACATAATCACCAAAATCAACATCAATTCCCAAATTATTTAAAGTTTTTAAATAAACTGAAATAGTGATATTACCTGGCTCAAACTGATCCATTTTTGTTGATCCAATCATTTTATTTTCAGGAGCGGCAATGGTAATTTGTGCGTTAAATTCGACAGGAGGTAAAAATTTAATACCATCTTCTACAACTTCACCATAAACATCGTCAGTTTTAATTTTGTTTCTATCAATTTTATAGAGAACACAAGTAAAGTTCATATCACCTATCAACCACTCCTGGCCCATACTAACTTCAAGTTCAAAATCACGATCCCCAAAAAATTTACCTAATCTAGAAATTGGAACATTATTTTCCATAAAAACACTATTTTATTGATAAATATCTTTTTTATTAGTATTTTTATTAAAAGACTAAAATTGGAAAACTTATCTTCCTTAGTTGAGCAAAAAGCCCTTGTACTACTCGAGTCATATAGTGGTGCGAATAACCATATAATATACTTACAAAATAAAAAAAAAACTAATAGTAAGTTTTATCCAACAAGAACTCAATCGGACTACATTATAAATTATTTTAACACAATACCAAAGATTGCACGTAAGTGGGTTGATCTTGATACGTATTTCGCAAAGAAGTTTGCAGAAGAAAGATATTTGATGGAAATTCCTGAAAAAATTTACATTGAGAAATTATTGGTTGAGAAAGAAAAGTCATATCATATTTGGGGTAAGTTTTTTGAGAAGGATCCTTTAACCGAATTTTGGGTTCCTAAATCAGCATTAATAAAATCACACAATGTTGAGGTAGTTGATGTAGATTATTCTAAATACAGTCATAGACCCCCATTACAACATCAAAAAGAAGCAATAGAAAAATTGGCAGGATCAAGAAGATTCATTCTTGCCGATGATATGGGACTTGGGAAAACTACTTGTACGATCATAGCGGCTTTAGAAACAGGTGCGAAAAAAATATTAATTATATGTCCCGCATCATTAAAGATTAACTGGCAACGTGAAATTGAAAATTATTCAGATAGACCTGTTTATATTTCAGAAGGTAAGAAATTTTCAACTGAATCTGATTTTGTTATTGTTAATTATGATATTTTAAAAAACTTTCACGACACAAAAGAAAAAGACAATTCATTACTCAATCAATCAAATTTTGACCTTGTTATCTTAGATGAGGCTCACATGATCTCAAATCCTCAAGCTCAACGAACAAAAATCATAAATCATTTTGTTAAGAATATTAAAAGAGTTTGGTTATTAACGGGAACCCCAATGACTTCTCGTCCAATGAACTATTATAACCTATTAAATATTATTGAATCTCCTGTTGCACAAAATTGGATGGCTTACGCTATTCGTTATTGTCAGGGTTACCAATTTATGGCGGGTAGAAGAAAAGTTTGGAATGTAAAGGGGGCATCTAATTTGGAAGAGTTAAGAGATAGAACTTCAAAACAAATACTTCGTAGATTAAAAGAAGATGTGTT